AGTTGGCCAAGATGGCCAACGACACGGACTTGTACAAAACCGAGCAGAACAACCTGACTGACCGCTTGAAGTCGGACATGAGCAGCGACTCTTGGCTGTCCAAGAACATCAGGCCCATGACGCTGGTCGCCATCTTCATTGGCTACTTCGTGTTTGCCATGATGAGCGCCTTCAAACTAGATGCCAACGAAGTCTACGTCACTCTGCTGGGCCAGTGGGGCATGCTTGTGATGAGTTTCTACTTCGGTGGCCGCACGCTTGAAAAAATTATGGACATGAAGAGCAAAAAATGACACCACACTTTACCCTTGCGGAACTGACCGCCACCAGCCACCGTCAGTTCGACAACACGCCCAACGAAAAAGAACTTGCCAACTTGCAAAAGCTGGCTGAGTTCTTGGAGCAAGTCAAGACCACGCTGGACGGCAAGCCTATCATGATCAACAGCGCCTTCCGATCTAAGCAAGTCAACGACAGCGTAGGCAGCAAGGACACCAGCCAGCACCGTCTGGGCTATGCGGCTGACTTCAAAGTGCCTGGCATGACGCCAGATCAAGTTGTGCGCGCCATCATTGCGTCTGACTTGCAGTTTGACCAGATCATCCGTGAGTTTGACGCATGGACGCACATCAGCATCAGCCCATCACCGCGCCGTCAGGCGCTGATCATTGACAGGGCGGGCACTCGCCCTTTCGCATAAGCGCTCGGTACGCCTCAATCGCGTCCTTGAGGTCGCATTGAAGCTGTTGAATCCGGTCGTCTTGCTCAACCATCTTGTCGCTTGCCGCTTGCGCGAACTGTGCTAGGTTTTCTTGAGTCCAAGTTTTGAAGTTTGGCATTTCGTTTCTTGATTAGTCTGCTAATTACAGGTGCGCTGACATTAAATCGCCGCGCAATTTCTTTCATGTCTACGCCGGAATCGTACAAAGAATAGACTCGGCTAACCGAAATATCTTTCGGTGGTCTGCCAGCACCGGCTCTCTTGCCGCCGTGGGTCATGCGTTCTTCTCTTGAATGTCGTAGAACCAATCATCGCCAGCGCTCCACTTGCGTGTGCCGTCAACGGTGTAAAAATTCTTGGCCGCTTGGAAGTCAGGAAACTTTGTCTCGGCGGGGATCAGGCTCTGGTCGTACCACAGGCAGCGGTTGTTGGGCTGGCAAGCAAACTGGCCGTTGTCCAACATGATCCAGTTAAACGACTTGTGTTCTTCGGCCTGCTCGGTAAAGCCCGTGTCCAGTGCCATCTCATCAGCGCAGAAGTCTACGGTAAACATGTAACGCCCGAAGTGCCACTGCTTGTCTTTGCCCAAGAACTTGACGCCCAGATTGCGTAGGCCGATCTTTTCCACGATGGTGAACCGATAGCCCATGCAGTCCCACAGTTGCAGCGTGTCGATGGGCAAGTGGGGCCGACCTACTGTCTCGTATATCCTGTCATGCCAAACGTACGCATGGATGGGCAGCTTGTCGTACAGAGCACCGTAGTTGGGCAGCAGCGACTCAATGCGGAACACTTGGCCTCGCAAAGCTTTCAGGCTGACCCAGATGGCAGGCTCAAACTCGCCATGCCCCTTGGTGAAGTTGTACAAAAACTCGCGCTTGACAAAGCATTTGATGGGCGGCAGCGAGGCAATGATGTAACTCATGTGTTCTTCTCCCGCAAGAATGCTGGCACTGGTTGCGCGTCTAACGCGTCTCGACATGCAATGATGGATGCGATGTAATCTTCTGGCTGTGCCAAGGCTTCTTTGATGGCGGCAATTGCCAGTGCAATGTTGTCGTCATTGTTTTGACAATATACTTTTTCAGCGGCGTATTCCAGCGCCTCAAGCGCCAGCTTCAGTGCTTCGTCTTTGGTCATATCAGCAGACTCCAAATGTAAAACCCCGTGAAGAAAAACAGGGCTGCTATCACCACCAGCGCCACCAGCACAAAGCCAACTAAAACACTGCCAACAATCTGCCAAGTTTCGGACACAGGCGAAATGTCATCAGGAACAATCGGATAAGCCTTGACCTTGCGCGTCTCTGGCTCAAGCCCCGCCGTGGTGAAGTGGCAGTCCATGCCGCATTCCGGCTGGCGTGGGCATTCACGATACCCCGTGTCGCACATCCTGGTCATGTCGCCACCTCCTCAGTGTTGGCCAAGTACGCCTTCAAGCGCTTAACTCGTTGCTTGTTGTAAGTCACCAGCGCCTGTGCGTACTCGACCCCTGATTCAGCCTTCAACAATTCATGCTCGGCGTGCATCAACTCATGCGCCACGGCTTGTGTCGGCGTCACGGTCTTCAGCATCAACCGCAGTTCTGTCCAGATGTACTTAAACATCACTTCACCAACACATCAAAGGTAGCCAACAAAAAGATTACGCCCGTGCCGACTAAGAGGACAGCGCCACAGAGGCTGATCAACAAGCTGCGAACTTGGTCTAGGTTTTGTTGAGTGAGGTAGCTTTTCATTTCGTTTTCTCCTTGGTTAATTTACTGACATATCCACGCACTTTGGCGGCGTGTTCTTGGGTGAGATAGAACTCAACTCTGGTTAGGCCAAGCGCCTTGCGGCGTTGGCGTAGGGCTTGGACTCGTTGTGTGGGTGTAATGGTCATGGTGATGGGGCCGTAGCCCCGTTTGGTTTAGGCAGTGGCGCGGCGATCAGCGTAGCCTTTGTCCTTGCGGATTTCAACGGCCAGTGCGCCAAACATATTGATGTCGCGGATCACAACCGAGTAGCCTGAGATTTCATGACAAGCGTAGGCTGTGAACGCCTCATCGTAAGTATCAAATTCGGTGATGCCAACTTCAAGGGTTTCAGCGCAGGCATATGAAAGAAAGTAAGAGGCTGAAGTTGTCATTTCGTTTGCTCCGTTGTGTTAATGAGCCTCTACTATAACACTGTTTCCGGTAACGCAACAATTATTTTGTAGGGACAAACCCTAGCACCATCTTTTTTGCCTGATCAGCCCCTTTTGCCACCACGCAGGTGTAGCCACAGCCCTCCAGATAGGCGATCCAGTCCTTCTGCTCGGCGCTGAGACTGCCGCCCTTAACTCGTTTCATCTCCACCCACAAGCGCCAGTCTGGAATGAACAGGTCAGGCACGCCAGGCGATACGCCCTCGACCTTCAAGCGCCCTGCTGTTGCCATGCTTCTAGCCCCGCCATTGGGGATGGCAAAGATACGCACGCCTTTGTAGCCTTGGCGAAACCAGCGCACAAACTCACGCTGCTCCTCATGCTCGGTTGGGATGCGCTCTAGAACGGACATTCGGCCTCCCACTTATCGCACTCGCCCACGGTGGCCGCAAACTCCTCTGGCGGCTGCATAAAGAATTCAACGCACAGGCCATCCACGCCGTAATGCTCACAGGTGTGGCAGCACCTCGGTGGCCCAGCGGCTAGCCAGCTCTTGTAGTCAGTCACCAAGTCCGGTTCAGGGTGTCTCATACCATCTTCTCCTCATTACTCTAAAAAATTTGCCATCGCGCTTGAACTCGATATGAATTGGTGGCTGCGCTTGATTCATGTTCTGAGCCATCTCCTCCAACGACTGCACATTGAGGCCACCACGCTCGATCTGAGCTTGTTCTGCTATATCTACGAGCTTTTGCAAAGCCATCTGACCGGCGTAGCCTTCGTGCGTAACAGCTAGGTACTCTGTAATGGCTGGGTCACTCAGGCCGCCGTAGTAGGTCACCGCCAGCATTTCCTTGCCCGAGGCTTTGCTGATGTGCTTGCGCCATGTCCAGCTTGTCACATCCAAGTCAGTGCCATCCAGCCCCATGATGTCATCGTTGTGCAGCTTGAGTTTCTTAAGTTCTGGGGCTGGAAACGCAGTCCCACAGGCTGGGCAAACTGCCGCTGATATGGCGCACAGCTCACCGCACTCATCACAAACCTTAACTGGTGCTTCGCCATTGCCGTCACCGCCCTTCTTTGGGGGCTGGACAGCAGTGATCGGGCCGTGCGTAGACACCACGCCAGCGAAGTCCAACACCAGGCAGTGATCGGTGTGGCTCTTGACGCGCATCCCGCGCCCTGCCATCTGCACATACAAGCTAGCGCTCATGGTGGGGCGCAGCATGGCGATTAGGTCAATGTCTGGGTAGTCAAAGCCGGTGGTCAGCACATTGGCGTTGGTGAGCGCACGCAAGCGTCCAGCCTTAAAGTCGGCCAGCATTCTCTCGCGCTCCTTCTTTGGCGTCTCACCTGTCACGCACTCAGCCGCCACGCCATGCTGGCGCAAGACCTCTGCAACGTGTTCAGCATGCTTTACGCCAGCGCAAAACACCAGCCACGCTTTGCGGTCACCAGCCAATGCCACCACCTCGCGCACCACCTTCTGATTCTGATCGTCCGTGTCCACCGCAGCCTGCAACTCAGACTCAATGAACTCGCCGCCACGCTTATGCACACCAGTCACATCCAGCTTGACTTTGGTGGTTTTGGAACGCAGGGTTGACAGATAGCCTTTGTAAATCAACTCCTCGATGCTGATAGGCTCAATCAATGCGTCAAACAGCGCAGGCTTGTCGGTAATCAGGCCGTGCCCCAGCCGGTATGGCGTGGCCGTTAGGCCAACCACGCGCAGCGCAGGGTTGATTGCCTTGAGCTGCTCTAGCAGCGTGCGGTAGCTGCCCTCGTCTTTGTGGTTGACCAAGTGGCACTCGTCAATGATCACCAGATCAGTGTGGCCTAACTGCTTGGCCTTAGTACGCACCGACTGGATGCCAGCAAAAGTAATCGGCTCTCCCAAGTCCTTGCGGCCAATGCTTGCGCTGTAGATGCCCATCGGAGCACCAGGCCAGTGCTGGCGCATCTTCTCAGCGTTCTGCTCGATCAATTCCTTCACATGGGTCAGCATCAGCACCCGAGTCTCGGGCCAGTTCTGCAAGGCGTCCTTGCACAGCGCAGCCACAATGTGGCTCTTGCCTGATCCGGTGGGCAACACCAAACAAGGGTTGCCCTTGCCGCCCTCCTGAAACCATGCGTAGAGCTGGTCTATGGTGCGTTGTTGATAGTCACGGAGCACTCAGGATTCTCCATGCTGCTGCAGCCACTCTTGGAACTTGTCCATTGCCAATGGCTGCAATTCTGTCCACCCCATTGGCCATCCCATCACCACTTCTCCACATGATGGGTCTGGGATCATTTTCCTTTCCTCTAATCCGCCAAGACGGAGGTGTTGTTCCGTCATGTCCCACCAAAAAATCGATCCAACCTTCACCCCGCTTTTTCTTCTTCCATTTGTCGATATTTTTGCTCTGGCGCTTGCCCAGTGACTGAAAAGTTCTTTTGTCGGCGTAGCCAACAATCCAAATTCTGTCTCGCCTGTGTTGACCACCGAACCTGTCATGTCCCAACACTCCCCATTCCGCATCAAACCCCATTGAGGCCAAGTCTCCGAGAACTCGTCCAAGTCCCCTAGAAGTGAGCATTGGTGAGTTTTCCACAAAAACATGTCTGGGTCGAACTTCACGAATGATGCGAGCCATTTCTCGCCACATTCCTGATCGTTCTCCATCAATCCCCCCCCCCCCCCCTGCGGCTGAGATGTCTTGGCAGGGAAACCCGCCAGATACGACATCAACAATTCCTCTCCACGGCTTTCCGTCAAAGGTTTGAACATCATCCCAAATTGGGAAAGGCGGGAGAAGGCCGTCATTTTGTCGAGCGCACAGTACGCTAGCTGGGTATTGTTCCCACTCAACGGCGCAAACTGTTCGCCATCCAAGGAGGTGTCCTCCAAGTATTCCTCCACCAGCGCCTGCGAAAAGAGCCAACTCATTTAATTCTCCTTGTTTAATCATCCCACCACCCGCGCATTCCAAACCTGACGCATCTCAGCAATCAAAGGATCACCACTAGCACAAGCCTCGGCATTGGCAAGCAGTTCCGCGCTACCCCAAACGCCCTCTTGCGTTGGGTCACCGTTTGCCATGTTGACGCCATTGATTTCATACACCGCAGTCCACTCGTCCGGCCCGTCCTTGCGTTGCCACGGCACCAGATCAGGGTGCAACACATGGCTCTCGCAACCCTTGTGCTGTGCGTCCACTGGAATCACATCGTTCCACTTAGCGCAGTGCCAAGTGCTGTCAGGCATTGGCGTGGCGTTGGCACAGGTGCGGCAGTTCACATGCTTAGTGGTTTTGGTTTCGTGGCAGAACTTGTACGCATCGCAGAACTTGCACTGATACCAGCTTGGGTCTGAACTAATTGGCTCTGGCATACGCTCAGCCAGTGCAATGTAGTGGCCTCGGCGCACCGCTTTTTCTGAGACTTCCTTGTCAAACTTCACGCGCTCGGTGTGGATGCGGTCATCGTCCTTGCAGATGGCGACATAGAGCGCACGGTCAATGCCAGTGCCTTGCATGTACACCTGCATCTGAGTGAAATGCTCTGGCTTGGCCTTTTCCACGCCGTCCTTGACCAGTGCGTCAAATGACTTCTTGCTGTGGGTCTTGAACTCGGCCACATGTTTGGCCTTCGGTGCTTCGGGAACGCCCTTGTCAATGATGGCGTCCAAGCTGCCAGAAACATGGCCTCCAAAATCAACTCGGTGTTGTGCAGACACCTTGCGGACATCCAGCCCAATGGCACGCAAGTCGCTGATGATGGTGGCCTCCTCGTTCTGACCCCTGCGGAACAAGCGCAGAATCCGGCCTGGGAACTCAGGCTGCACCGCCCACCGGAACGATAACCACAGCCAGCGGTCACAGACATGGCCTAGCGTGCTAGCGCCAAGGTGCGGCCTTGGCTTTTCTGACTTTGACTCGTGGTGCTTGTCAACTAGGGCGGCAATGGTATTATCTGGTTGGGGAATAATCACTTGTTCTCTCCTTGATTGATCTTAAACCCCGCACTTTTATCGGTGCGGGGCTTTTTTTTTAAGGTGGGGGTACTCGCTGCACTGTTGTAGTCGTCCTCAGCATGACACACAGCATCCGCTTTCCCCCCAAAAATCACTTTTTAGCCCAAGGTGGCGCAGCCTTGGCAGCGGCTGCTGGTGCAGACGCTGGTGCTGCTGTAGCGGTTGGCGCTACGCTCCCAGACACCGACTTAAAGCCCCGCACCTCGTTGCTTGCGCCATATTGCGCGTCTTGCTTAATGTCCAGCTTAATGCTGATCTGACCACCAATCAATTGGTCAGTGTCAGCAACCTTCGCCAGTCCAATCGCACGCATGATCTCGCCCAGTTGCTGGCGTCCAATCTCCTCGGCCTTAGGATTGGCGTTCTTGATGTTCAGGTTGCCAAACACCACACGACCCTGATGGCTTGGGCCGGTGATGTCGTAGCGCAGCTTGATGTACTGTCCATTGCCAGCCTTGGTGTCCTTCAACTCAGCTTGCGAAATGGTGCATGTGTACCATCCAGCAGGCAGCGGTTCAAAGTTGTTAGCGTTGCCCACGGGCAACTCGTTAACGTCAAATGTTTCGGTGAGAAAAGCCATGATGATTATTCCTTAATGGTGATTTTGAAAGAGGGACGGCCAGGCTTGGCCGTAATTGCACCAGCCAAATGCTTGGTAATGG